ATAATGATTATAATCATGGACGTCAATTTCATTTGCCATCCGCTAGAAAAGGGTTTCAATCCCTTTGGCATTCCATATACGGAATTGAATCGTGGGATGAAAATCCGTGGGTATGGGTATATAGCTTTGAATGGATTGACAAACCCAAAGATTGGAAGTATTAAATCTAAAAATATAATTATTCATATAATTAATCTAAAAAATAACAGAGCCGGTAAAAAGAATACTAGCATAAAAAATGGAAAATAAAATAATACTAGATGCCTGTTGTGGCTCAAAAATGATGTGGTTTGACAAAAAAGATCCACGTGCTGTTTACATGGATATACGTAAAGCTGATTTTATTGCTTGTGATGGAAGACGTGCGCATATTGATCCCGATATCATAGGAGATTTTAGAAAAATGCCATTTGACGATAACTCATTTAAAATGGTAGTATTTGATCCTCCACATTTAAAAAAACTGGGTCAAAATTCCTTCACAGCCCAAAAATACGGCAAATTATTTCCTTCATGGGAAGACGATTTAAAATCAGGATTTGATGAATGTATGAGAGTCTTGCAAAATGAAGGCTTTTTAATTTTTAAATGGAATGAATATCAAATACCCCTTTCAAAAATAATTGAAATCTTTGGAGTTCACCCCCTTTTTGGACACAAGTCCGGCAAACAATCATTAACCCATTGGCTGTGCTTTATTAAGGATTAAATATCTCTAATTAAAAAAGTTAGTTTTTAAACTGTATAACTTAAAACTTATTTTTTATGGAAAAAGCTATAAATGAAATTTTAAAAAATATGGAATTTTACCAAAAAGAACTAGCAAAAAATGAAAAAGCTTTAAAGGTATTACAAGATATTTGTTTACATAAAAAAGAATATCAAGCAACTAATCCATCAGGAATAATTAAAAGCAAATGTACTAAATGCGGTAAAATATTTTACAATTAATAAATAATTTAAAAATAATCTTGGCACTTAGTTTTACTAAGTGCTTTTTTTTGCAATATACTTTATCTTATCCCCCGCACCCCCTATAAAAAAATGTATACGGTTGGACGACTCATTACTTTTAGTTCAACGGTTCAACAGTTTATTATATTAAATATAATTATATATTAAATATATAATTATTAGCTACTTACATTAATAAAATTGTGTGATATTTCTGTTGAACTTTGTTGAACCTTTTTTATTTCATTTAAAAAAGTTCAACAGGTTAAATTACATTTTTTATATTTAAATAATTGATTTTAAAAAGATTGGATGCCTGTTGAACTGTTGAACTTTTTTTATCAAAAAAAGTATATAGTATTTTAAAATATGAAATATTCTTACATGGTATGAAATTTTCTTATTTTTGTGTATTAAATTCTTTTATTATATGGTAACAATTGATATTCCTGTATCTTCTTATGTTAAAAAATTTATGACAACTTTATACGGAGATAATTATACCTTAAGTTTAACCGATACTCTAGGTAATGCGATCTCTGCATTATTGATGAAAAAAACTAATAATTTTAATAGTTTATACAAAAAAGAAAGGGAATGCGTATATACAATTCGTATTTCTTTTTCAAAGATGAAAAATGAGGGATGTATTATCAGTAAAAATAATATTCATCTGATAGGCCAATTTTGTGATAAATATTTTCGTGAAACCATTTTTTTAGCAATCCTTACTAATTCAAATAATGGAAAAGATAATGTAAAAGATACCATGCGTAAAGCTTTAGGTACTTATAATATAACTGAAGATGATATTGCATTGGATACTTTATATAGGGATTATTTAAGAAAAAGATCTTCACCGCCTTTTTCAAAATTGTATACTCAAAAAATAGCCGCAAAAAGCTAAAATATTCATTTATTTATGAAAGAAGATGATAATTTAATTAAAGAATTATATAAAAATTACGTCCCTAAACTACTAACATGCTGTAAATTAGCAACTTAAACACGTTAAAAGTGACATAAAAAATTTTTCCATTATTTGTTACCTTTATTTTATATCATTATGTTAAAAATATGTAATACTATTGATGATTTTTCAAATGAAATACGCGAAGCCTGGATTATACCTTTAGATGAAATAAATGTGTATTTAGAGGATGTCTTAAATGATATTTCATTTATGGAAAATATAAATAAAATTCCTGAAGATAAGATAGTAAAGATAAGGTTACTTTTTGATGATGTTGCGATTAACTGCGTTCAAAAGAAATCTAATTCCGGAATACTTTACACCCATTCGTATACAATAACTTTACTTCCAAATAAAAAGGAATATTTAACTAACCTTACCAGTTTACTCCATAAAAAAATTGTATTGCTGCTTTTTAGTCCACTTAATAATTTTCTTTTAGGTATACATTCCGGTCTTACATTAACATTTACGGAATCAACAGATTATTTAAGATTACTAATTTCCGGAGATTCATATTTTCCGGCACTTAGGCGTTAAATTGTCCTTTTTTGAAGTAATCTGTAATTTGATATTTGTATATCAATTATAGTCTTAGCTATCATACAATGAATAAAAGTATTATTACTTCACTTTTTACAGAACCGTGGTATCTGGATAAGCCTTTTCGAGTTATAGGGAATTTATATGCAGATTTTATTATGAAAAATAAGGAAAAAAATGAAGCCGAATATTTGGCTTCCATCAATTATTTCCCTTATTCGGAAAGCAATAAAAAAATAGCCATAATTCCTTTATCAGGTATCGTTAGAAAATATGGCTACGGATCCACTTCCGCAATATCCGATTTACTCGATGTGATGGAGCAGGACGATAGTATAGCCGGGGTGGTTTTTTTAACTGACAGCCCGGGGGGTATGGCTAGTGGTACAGGAATGTTGGCAGAAAAAATTTTTAATTTTAAAAAGCCTACCGCCAGTTATATCAAGGGGTTATCTTGCTCTGCAGCTTATTATATTAATGCTGCTACCGATAAAATTTTTGTAGATAAAAATGCCGATTGGGTCGGTTCTATAGGAACTCTTATATCTTTTGTTGATTGGGTACCTCTTTTTGAAAAATTCGGTGCTAAATATTATGAAATATACTCCTCCTTTTCTTCTGAAAAAAATAAATCTTTTCGTGATTTAGTTTCCGGTAATCCTGAAAAATTAAGAGAAGAAATAGACACTTACGCAAAAGATTTTATAACACACATGCAAACATTCCGTAAAAATATGGATGAGGACGTCTTTAAAGGGGGCACATGGAGGCCTAAAGAAGCCGTAAAAAAAAGACTTGCCGATGCTATAGGCAATTTACAGGATGCAATTGAATATATAGCTCAAAAATCAAAAATTAATTCAAATCAAAATAATATGGCAGAAAAAAAATATCCTAAAATAGCCTCTATTTTAGGTTTAGAGGTTTCGTTAAAATCCGGTTTTTTATTTGGTCAAAAAACCGTAAACTTATCAGAAAATCAGTTAGATTTAATTGAAAATGCTTTAAGTTCTAATTTAACCGATGAAACGGTTAATTCATTGTCAACCGATAAAAAAAATCTGGAACAAAAACTTTCGGATAATTTAAATCAGATTGAAAATATTAAAAAAGAAATTGCCACTTCTTTAAAAAATTGCAATTTAACCGGTACCGGTACTATTGTCGAAGATATTAAATTACTTTCTTCAAAAGTTATAGAGTATGGACGAAAGGATGGCGAAATTCCTACTTCAGTTTATTCATCAAAGGATAAAGAAGATGCGCCATTAGAAAATGATATTCTTACTAATAATTATAAATTTTTATATAACAAGTAATGCCCAGTATAAATTTAGACGGTTTAGCTAAAGCAATAGCTACCTATGCGAAAGTAGAAAAAAAATTAGTGTTAGCAGAATTTGCTAAGGCCTTGAAAGTTTCTGTTGACAAGTATTGCAAAATAGTAACTAAAGTTAATGGAGAGTATCATTTATATAATACTGTGATGAGCCATGTCGTACAGGGTTTTGAGCCTAAATGGCAAGAATTGGGTGAATGGTACGCAAGAGAATCTATTTTAAAAAGTTATCGTCAAAAAGTTAATTTTTCAATCGTTCCTGCTAACGTTTTAGGAACGGCTTTAGCAGAATTATACCAGGAAAATAAAGAGCCTACCGTTAAAGAAATAGTCAGGGTTATCATTAAGGATTTGCTTATTCAAATAACGGATGATTTGGAGCTTTTATCCATGCAAGGGAGTTACGATCCTGCTAATAAATCCGGTAAGTTTGGGTTTTCTTTAGAGGGTTGGAATCAAATCGTTAAAAATTTGCTTAAAAATACAAACAATCCGGCTTATAAAATTCCTTTGGATCCTTTAACCGAAGTTAATATTTACGATCAACTATTAAAATTTGAAAAGGGTATACCAAAAAAGATGAGAGCTAAGATAAAATACATTCACATGTCAACCAATAATGCCGATAATTACACCATCGAGTATGAGTCCAGAAAAGGACAAGTGGTTACCTACAAGGATTCGGACAAGACTAAGTCGCCATTAGGAAAACGAGCCATTATTGGATATGATAACATGGATGACGATATTATTTTTGCTACCATTGAAGGAAATATGGTTAAACTTATAGATTTAATAGAAAATCCGGCAACTATCAATGATGTTCAAAAAGAAGATTATAAAATTAAGCTTTTTTCAGATTTTGAGTTAGGTTATGGTTTCGCATTAAATGAGGCTGTATTGGTAGCTAATTTCACCGATAAAACTAAAGGATTAGGGAATGAAAAATTGATGGAATTGTACTATCCTCACGAATCAGGTATTAAAAAAAATAATGTTTAGTTATGGATAAAAAAAAGAATTGTTTTGATGATGTTGCCGTTGAAAACTTATTGTATTGTGCAAACGATGAAACAGACGCCGGGTTGTCAGAAAATAACATTTATTATATAACTGAAAAAGATGTTAAGACTCTGGAAATACCTTTGAAATCAGGAAACTATAAAGAGGCGGGCACTATTTCTAAAGAAATCGTTACCGAAACTGGTAAAGGTTTTGTACGGTTGGATTGTTTAATTGATGAAAACGAATTAACAACTGCTTTGGCAGGAAAAACGGGTAATAAGAAACAATCGACCTCTTTAGATATATTCATCCCCGGAATTAGAGCGGAAGTATTAGGTTTTATACGAAAATTTAAGAGTGACCGTTTAATTTTTATAGTTACAACCAGGGACGGAAGGAAATTTGTAATAGGTAATAAAATAAATTCTGCATATATGGAAGATGCTAAAGGATCTTCAGGTAAAGGACAAGATGATAACAACGGAGTTTCTGTTACATTAACCGCCAGAGCCCCGTTATTAGAATATACAGGTTCTATTCCTCTAAAGGTTGAAAAAAATGATTAAACAAAAAATTCAGGCAAATACAGGTATTTATTTTGAGCTTTTTAATACAAATTCTACCAATTTTATTTTGCCGGATAATACCACGATCAATTTTTCGTTAGGTATGCCTTATAATTCATTGGACATTTACAAAATGGGTAGTTTTCCTTACTTAGGCTTGAAAGAAGGAGCCGAAATACTCTTTAAAGATGAAAGTATAGAAAATATAATTAAGTATATTTCACAAGCAAAGCGTAAAGGTGATGTTCTTATTTTAAGTAAATCTTCAACTTCAGAGAAAGTTAAAAAAGCAGCGGATGAAAAGCTGAAATTTTTTATAACATAATTATTTATATTGTTAACAGAATAACCGCTAAACAGGCGGTTATTTTTATTTAATTAAATGTCCTTTGAGTCAAGATAACAAATTTTACAATTTTGTAAAATGGATAGTAAAAGTGCTATAAAGGAATGGTTTAAAAATGGTTGCGAATATAAAGCCGGAGTACAATTATATTCTCAAATACCGCACAATAAAAGATTATTAAAAATTTTTCAATCAAAAAATACCCCCTTTACTTGTCAAAAATTATCCTATGAGTTAACTAATTTTTTAAATGCTTCTAACTCATCTTCTACAGGTGTTACCGATAGTTTAAATAATGCTATGCCAAATAGAGTTGATATAAAAACTAATATTTCCATAAAAAAGCCTATTTCTTTTTATCCTGTAGAACTACATAATGTTTATAAAAAAAGAATTTCTTCTTATTATGATGCATGCACGTTAAAAATTCAATTGAACGAATTACAAGAGGAATTATATGAGGAGGCCTTAGATCTTCAATTAAAAATTTTTAAAACTTGGGAGATTAATGATAAATGCTTTAAAATTCTTGAGCATTATGAAAATTATAAACGCGTTTTACCCTTTGAAACTCAAAAACAATACGAAAATTTAAGTCCAATGTCTCTAGTTAATGAACGGCAACGGCTATATAGCAGGGTAACAAAAAGAAAAAAAACACTTTTAAATTTAGAAAGCAAATATTCAGTAATGCCTGAAGGTCCCTTAAAAAATAATTTGCTGACTAAAATTAATAATAAAAGGGAAGAATTGCAGGAATTAACCCTTCAAATTGAAAAGTTAAGCAATACAATTGAAACTAATGAACGCTAAAATTGAATCCTTAATACAGCCAATACTCGCATTAAATACGTGGGAAGAAAGATACCGGTATTTTATTGATTTAGGAAAAACCGGTCCTGATTTTCCGTCTAGTTTAAAAACTAATGAAAACGTTATTAAAGGTTGTCAGTCGGAAGCTTGGTTGTATATAGAAAGTGTTAATGGTACAGTATACATTTCCGGCTATTCGACTTCAATTTTTGTAAATGGCTTTATCCGTTTATTAATAAATATATATTCCGGTGAAAATAATATTGATATAAAAAATAATTCTTATCCGTTTTTAGCTTTAATTGGTATGCAGGAAATGGTTACACCTATGCGTGGGAATGGATTATTAGCTATTCACAATAAAATAAAAAGGTTTCACGAATGATTAGTTACTAATATATGATCGTTAAATTTAATAAAGACAGTACTCTTAATAAGTTAAAAGCTGCTTATTTGGATGATAAAGTGAAATTAACAGCTTTTGAAGAAAAATTATTAGAGCAGCTTAAATATATTTTTAGTTTGCGACTTAAGAATAAGTATACAAAGGGACAGGCTATTGATAAATTTATGACTGAATACGGCGTATCTCGAGCTACAGCCTACCGTTATTATTCTAAAAGCGTATACTTATTCGGGGAATTGGAGGATATTAATTTAAAAGCAGAAAAAATTTTTTTAGCAGAGCAATATTGGTTTTTGTATCAAATGCAGGTTCGTGATCGTGCATGGAATGATGCTAGAAAGGCCTTAGATTCTTATAAGGACCTTTTCGATTTTTCTAATAGTACATTGGATGCTGATATAGATAAATTGAAAGCTAGTAATTATCGACTTGTTATTCCTAAGGAATTTTTGGCCTATATGAAGGAAAGATCATCAAAAGGTGTAGTTAATATGAATATGACAGCCGAAGATATCGGGTATGAAGAATTAGGAGAATAGTTTTACATCAAGATGTATGATTATAAATGAAAAAAAAATAGAACTCAACGTACCGCAAATGCAAGCAGTTGCGGAGGTTGAAATTTTTAGAAAAAAATATATTTATTTAGAATATGCCAGGGGTACCGGAAAGTCTTTCATTTTAGCTTTTTTTATTTTAAAAGCAGTAAAGGAGATGCCCCGAGCTACAGGGGTTTTGGTTGGATCTAGCTATGTTCAAATATTGTCACGAACTTTGCCCTCCACTAAAGAAGGCTTATCTAATTTCGGAGTTCATGAAAATATAGATTATGTAATCGGAAAGTCCGGTGTTTCTAAAGGTTTTGAATTACCTTTTCAAGCTCCCTCAAATTGGCGTAATGTGATTCACTTTCGTAACGGTCATATTATTATAATGGTTTCATTAGATATGACCGATGCCGGGCGGGGTATAAATTCTTATTATGTATTAGGAGATGAAGCAGCTTTATTGGATAAAGAAAAACTTTTTTATAATGTTCATACTACTAATAGATCTTATAAAACTGAATTTAAACACTCACCAATGTTGAATTCACAAATTTTCGTATCATCAACTCCGTTAACTCTTAAGGGAAAATGGTTTGTTGAAATGGAAAAGGAAGCTTTAAAAAATCCTAAAGAATTTGCATTTTTAAAAGCTAATGCTTACGCTAATTATAAAAATTTATCACCTCAATGGTTTAAGAAGATGTTGTCTAATTCTCCTTCTAAAATCCATTATGACGCTGAAATATTAAATATACGTCCTCCTGCGGTTCAGAACGGTTTTTATTCTAATCTTAATCCGGATATCCACTATTATGGTAATAAATATGATTTAATCTATTTAGAAGAAGTAGGTAATAATTACAGTAAGAAACATAATACCTCACGTCAAGATACAGATATAGTTAAAACCATTGGACTTCAGTTTAATTTAGATTTTGGAAAAAGAATTAATTCAATTTCTGTATCTCAATATCTTAGGTCCATAAATGAGGTTCGTTTTGTTAAGGAGTTCTTTAATAAAGACCCTCTTGATATGTTAGATTTATTGCCTGAAGTTGTACATTATTTTAATAAACATGAGGAAAAAACTGTTGAGCTCTATCACGATGTTTCAGGCTATGCAAAAGAAAAAGGAGCTAAAGAATCTTTAGCTGAAAAGGTAATGAAATATTTTCGCTCTCAGGGATGGCGTGTTATTAATAAAACCCCTAAAACCAATAATCCGGGACATATGGCGAAGTTTTTGGTTTTAAAAGAAATTTTGTCTGAGAGAAACAAAAATTTACCTAAAATACGTATTAATAAAGACAATTGTCCAAACCTTTGTATTTCTCTTGAAAATGCAGAAGCAAAAATAAAAGAGAATAGCGAATATGGTAAAGATAAATCTTCTGAATTATCTCTTACCATTCCTCAAGAACAAGCAACGCACCTTTCTGATACTTTAGATTATAATATTTATTGGCAATTTCATTTAGCCGTTAAGCATGGTTATAAAGATCCTTTCACTTTTCCTATTTCATAATTATTTACATAAAAACTAATTTTCTTCATTAAAAAATATTTTTTTAATGGTTTTTTATTAAACATTATTAACATTTAACAATGTTCTTATCTCATATTTCGATTTGTACAAATAGGGAAAGTGAACATGCAGCTAAGGAGCCGCCGTGCCTCGGCTTGAAAATTTGAGACAAAAAAGTCAAAATTAAAATATAATTTATTGACTTTAAGAAATATAAACTTTATTATTTGAGAAAAACTATAAAAAAATAGCCCTTTTTTTTGTCCTTTTACTCTCCTATTAATTAAAATAGATTTGTATGTATATGAAAAATACAATCTTTCTAACCGAAGCTTTAAAAATCATGCACTCTAAAAATTCAGATGGAACGCCCGTCCATTTTGATGTAGAAATAAGAGAGTTTTCACGTCAAAATAAAACGGGCGGTAAATACAAAATATATAATGACGCTAAACTATTATCTCAAAATAAGTCTTCAAAAAAAGGCATAATTAAAAGATATAATTATACCAATGAAAAAGATAAAAGAAAACAAAACCATTGGGAAAATCGAACCAGAAATTTAGAGCTGGCAAATGGAGAAATCAAAAGAATCAACATTTTGTTTATAATAAAATTTAACGGTAAAAATGTAATTTATTAATATGGTAAAAGAAATCGCTAAAGGTATTTATATATCTTCCCATTCAATATACAATATAGGGTCCTCTTCGGGTTATGATACAACCAATTTAAAAATTGATAACTCCAACTACCTTACTGAAGAAAAAGCGGTTGTTTGGGGAGGTGACAATAATTATCCACAAAAAGTGCTTAGAGACATACGGTTAACCGGAGTCTTAGGCGCTGCAATACAAGTGCGCACCACTGCTCATTTTGGGTCAGGGCTAACACTATATATAGAAAATGAAAAAGGGCAAAAAGAATTAAAATCGTACTCATCAGTACCGGGGCTTAAACAATTTGATAAAATAAATAATTTAAATCGCTTTTTCATTGATGTAGTACACGATTTAGAAATTTACTCTATTGCCTTTGTAGAGTACGTTTTAAGTCGCGATTTTACCAAAATAAATAGAATAAAAAGGCATGCCGTCCCTTTTTGTCGATTCGAAGAAATGTCCAAAAACGGGACGATTCAAAACGTATATCTAAATGCCGATTGGTCCAATTATAGAAAAGAATATACACATAAAATACCTGCTTTTAGCTTTTGGTCAACAGCCGAAGATATAAAAACCTATTGCAGACAAAGAAACATACATAAATTTATTATTCCCATACATTATACAATGGATAATGAAATATATTATCCTAAACCCTACTATCAATCAGTATTAAAAAACGGATGGGCATTAATTGCACAATCCGTACCGGCTGTAAATAAAGCAATACAAGAAAACCAATTACATTTTAAATTTTTAATATCAATATCAGAAGCCTATTTTACATCGGTTTATGAAGAATGGGGCACGCTTAAACCGGAAGAAAAAAAAGCGAAACATGAAGAGGTAATTGATCGTATCGATAACCACATGTCGGGTATGAAAGCCGGGGGGCGTTCATTTACAGCTCCGATGTATATGGATGATACAGGAAAACCTGTAAAATCTATTATGATAGAACCCATAGATGATAAATTAAAAGACGGAGCTTTTCTCCCAAATGCTACGGCCGCTAATTCTGAAATATTATTTGCCCTTCAAGTGGACCCCTCACTAATTGGTCAAGGAATCCCGGGCGGTAAAAGTTTAAGCGGTTCCGGCTCTGACAAGCGCGAGGCGTACACTATTCTTTGCGCTTCTCTGGTAACCAACCGGTCAACCTCTCTCCTGCCCTTTTATTTTCTTAGAGATTGGAACGATTGGGGCGATGATTTAGATGCAACCTTTCCAAATACCGCTTTGACAACCTTAGATAAAAATCCGTCTGGAGCTGAAATCATTATAAATTAAAATTTAAAATATGCCACTAATAAAAAATTTAGAAGAATTATTAAAATATGTAGTCGTTGACAACGGAATTGATTATAATGTTTTGTCAATATTTATGGCAAAGGCGGAACGAAAAATAAAAACTTTAATTGGTAAAGAACAATATAATGAATTTGTTTCCATGACGAAAGATGACCCCGTAAAAGAATTACTAACATCTGCGGTTGCTCAACTTTCACTGCTGTATGCCTTGCCCTCTTTAAAATTAAGAATAACAAATTCCGGTATTTTTACAACGGACACTTCCGAAACCCGTGTTCCTGAATGGTGGGAAATCCGAGATTTACATAACTCTTTAAAAAATAATTCTTTTTCAGATGTAGATGAAGCTTTAAAAGAAATGGAAACAGATCCGACCACTTATCCCAAATTTATATATTCGGAGAATTACACCCAAATTAAAAATTTAATAATCACTCATGCCGGAGCATTTCAAAAATATTTTAATATAGACGACAGTCGATTAACCTATTTAGCATTAGTTCCGTCCATTCGTGAGTGTATAGATGAATACTTGTTACCCTGGATGGGACAATGTATTTATGATATTCCGAATACATCAAAAGGTGATTATCTTCTTGAGCTTTTACAAAAAGCATTAGTGGCATTTACCGTGGCTAAGATAGCCCATACAGGATCATTTTCTTTAACTAATAATACTTTAGTGGTGAAATGGGAATTAATGCCGTGGGAAAAAGCCGAAAAAATCGCTGAAAACTTATTAGAAAACTTAAAAGATGATCGGTTTAAAATGGGTACAAAATATTTAAATCTAGCTAAAAAATATGTAGCAGATAATTTCGATGATTTTAAATGTCTTCAAGATCAAATAAATGAGCAAAAAACAATTTCAAAAATTTTTTTAAGAAAATCAGGGATATACCTGGGATAATGCTGTCCTTCTTTTTTTTTATATCGGCTTTTAATTTTGGTTAAAATATTTTTTCATGGGTAAACATATTTTTCAAACCAAAGAAGATAAACTTTTATATAATGGCACCCGAATATTAAAAGCATTAAAGGTATCGTACAATTCCAGTACCTATAATGTAACCCTTTTTAATGCTTTTGATACAAAAGATGTTCTTATACGGCAAGCTAAAGTACAAGACTTTGAAGTAAATGGTTTAACATTTAATTCTTTCAATGAATTATGCGAAGTATTAAACGAAATACTTTTTAAAAAAGGAGGAGGGAGGGTAAGTGAAAACAACGGAACTGCTACAAGCGGGACTTTGGAAGAATTAAGAGCAGGAGTATCCACAACCTCTGTTTTATGGTCTCCTTTAGTGCTTTCAACCTGGTTAAAAGAAACCATTAATCATCAAGAGGAAGATCCTCTAAAAATATATCAAGAAGAATTATTAAAAAAATAAAAAACTATGAGCTTAT